TCTACTATTTCTTCTTTGAATTTATCAAGAATATCCATAAGTAGTTATTATAATAACATATGTATAATAAATTTCAAACATTATTTAATAATATTTTAGAAAATATAAATGCTGCTGGATCTGGTGGTGCATTTGGTACTCCACAACAAGCAGTTTTTGATCCTGCCAATCCTATTAGTGGCAATACATATGCACCAAATGATGGAAGAAACATCTTTGGTGGAGTTTTACCAGCAAAAAGTAAGAAAAAGGGTAAAAAGAAAAGCAAAAAGAAAGTTAAACCTTTGGTAATTAGAAGAACATTACAAAGAAATACTCTCTAATGGATTTAGGACACTGGATATTAACAGAAGAAACTGTTATAGATGATGAAACTTTTGGTTTTATCTATGAAATAACCAATACTGTTACTAATAAAAAATATATTGGCAAAAAACAATGCCAATCACGCATTAAAAGGAAACCATTAAAGGGTAAAAAGCGTAATCGTATCGATTTTAAAGAGTCGGATTGGAAATCCTACACCAGTTCATCAAAAGAACTCAACGAAGAAATAGAAAAATACGGAAAAGATAAGTTTATTTTCAAGATATTAAGAACTTGTGATTCGAAATGGGCTTTAGCTTATTATGAGATTAAAGAACAAATAGATAAAGACGTTTTATTCAGAGAAGATTATCACAATGGTATTATAAATTGTAGAATAGGTAAAGCACCCAAAGCTGAACTAGAGAAATTTAAACAATTAAAGTAAATATATAGAATGGCTGATACATCTTGCATATATTGTGGTTCTCCTTCTTATGGAAAACATTGTTTATATTCACCTACTGATACTCATGTTCATATGGATGAACCCGGTAAGTGTATATATTGTGGATCTCCTTATGTAGGAGGTGGTTGTTTATACAATCCTTATGGTAATATCCATGTTAAAGGTCCAGAATTTCTCAATAGATCTGCTGTTCAAACAGAAAAAGCAGCTGTTTTGACTTATATATTCAATGTAGCAAGTAGTTTAATTAAAGAAAACGAGCAATATAGATCACCTTTAGATAGACTTTATAAGAGAATGGTTTCAATTATAGCATCTATTACTGAACCTCTTTTGGAAACATTTTCTTTACAAGAAACTCCTTCATATGGTAAACTTTCTAAAAAAGAACTTATAGAAACAGTTTCTGTAAAGAATAATCTTATAAAAGATTTAGAAAATCTTTCAAAAACAATACAAGAAGCTTCTTTAAAACTTCCACAGGAAATAGTTGAAAAAACTCTAGTAGATGCTATAATGAGTTTTGATGTCCGAAAGAAAGAAGATTAAAGATTTTCTGATATTTTATATACCAGAAAGAGTTATAATATTCCCAATTCATGATTATTTGCCTATTTTAGCAAATAATATTATTAGAGATTTAAATGATTGGGAATTAATAAAAGAAGGTAAACTTTTAACTCAAAAAGAAAAATATTTCAAATATTTTTTAGAAAAAGAACTTGACAAAATTTTACAAGGCTTTATAATTCTCTTTAGAGATTTAAATGTTAAAATATATACAATATATAAAGATTCTGAATTACCTAATGAATATTTAGAATACTTTACTAATATTAATGATTTTGGTAAAATTGTTAAAAATATAATAAAAAAGAAAACAAAATACTTCAAAGAAATAAAAAATCCAAATCTCTTCAAACAAACTGAAGGTCTTTATAAAGAAATAAAAATTGGAAAACCAACAGGAGAAGATATAGAATTTTTTATAAAACACTTGAAAAAATAAAAAACTAGATTAATATAACAATATGTCAAAAGATAAATTTATAATTTTCCACATAGATGGAGGTTTTGGTAAAAACATAGCAGCAACTGCTGTTTGTAAAGCAATTAAAAACAACTATCCAGATTATAAACTGATAGTAGTAGCTTCATATCCTGAAGCTTTTATAAATTTACAATGTATTGATCGTGTATTCAGAACAGGAGTAACTCCTTATTTCTATGATGATTATATCAACAATAAAGATGTTAAAATCTTTAGACAAGAACCTTATTTTGCTGAATCTCATATTCTACAAAATAAACATTTAATAGAAACATGGTGTGATATTTTTGATATAGAGTATTCTGGAGAAAATCCTGAACTTGTATTCAATAAAAGAGAATTAGAATTAGCAGCAGCTACTTTTAATGTGGATTTTAATAGACCTATTTTTGTTTTCCAAACAAATGGAGGAGCAGATAGTCAACCACACAAATATTCATGGAGTAGAGATATATCAAATCCTGTTGCACAACAGGTAGTTAATAATATTCAAGATGCATTAAAAGATAATGCTCAAATCTTCCATATTAGAAGAGAGAATCAATTATCTTTAGCAAAAACTATTGCTGTTTCTTCCAATAATAGAAATTTATGTGGATTAATAGCTTTATCACATAAGCGTCTTTTGATAGATTCATTTGGACAACATGCAGCAGCTGCTTTGAATAAGCCATCAGTAGTTTGTTGGATAGCAAATACTCCAAAGGTTTTTGGATATAATCTTCATTTTAATTTTGCACCTACAATTGATAAAACATTCAGTCATAGAATAGATTCATATCTCGAAGAATATGAATGGACAGGTTCTAGAGCACATGAATGTCCTTTTGATACTGATAATATTTTTGATCCTAATCAGATTTCACAACTTCTTTTACAGAATATATGAGTGAATCTATCAATTATAAAATAAATCTTAATGATAATTTATTTGTTGATGCTATAAATCATATTCTATTAACATATCAAGTTGATGAAATAATAGAAACTGGAACTTTTAATGGATTAGGTTCTACTAGTATTTTTGCAAAAACTGGTAAAAAAGTTATTTCTATAGAAAGTTGCTTAAATCATTATCAACAAGCTAAAGAAAATTTAAAAAATTATCCAAATGTTTTTCTTAATTATGGTTCATCTTTGGACATAAAAGAAATGGAAGAATTTATAGATAATGATGATTTTTATGAATCTGATTTAATAAAAAATAAAAATCTTTTTATAGATGGTGATAAAAATTTTTATAAAAATGAAATTAATGGATTTGGTATAGAAAACCCCCCTAAAGAAAATATATTAATAGATTTTATAGACAATTATTCTAATCAACTTATATTTCTAGATTCTGCTGGTGGTGTGGGATATATGGAATATCAAAAAGTTATGTCTCTTTCTTATAAGAAACTACAAAAGAAAGTTCTTCTTTTGGATGATATTAGGCACATTAAACATTATAGATCAATACTTGACATTAAACAAAAAGGGTATAATCTAGTGATATCAGAAAATCAAAGATTTGCTTATTGTACATTTTAAAATTATGAAAAAAATATTCTTCAATTCATCATTGCCTAGATCGGGTAGCACATTATTACAAAATATCCTTGGACAAAATCCGGATTTTTATGTTACACCAACAAGTGGAGTTTTGGAACTTGTATATGGTGCTAGAATGAATTATACAAGCTCTCCAGAGTTTAAAGCTCAGGATACGGAACTTATGCGTAAAGGGTTTTTAAACTTTTGCCATAATGGTTTATTAGGCTTTTATACTGCAATAACAGATAAACCATACATTGTCGATAAAAGCAGAGGTTGGGGAATTCATTATGGGTTTTTAAATTCAATTTATCCTAATCCTAAGATTATTTGCATGGTTAGAGATATTAGATCTATCGTTGCTTCTATGGAAAAAAGAATGAGAGACAATCCTGATTTACATCAGGAAGGAGTGGATCATTCTAAATTAATTGGTACAACAACATTAAAGAGAATTAATGAATTGTTGAATTCACCTCCTGTAGGTTTGGCTATAAATCGTCTTTATGATATTATTCATCAAGGACTAGATGAGCATATCCATTTTGTAAAATTTGAAGAACTTACTAAGAATCCAGAAAAAGAAATGACAAAAATTTATGAATATTTGGAATTACCAAATTATCAGCATGATTTCAATAATGTTCAACAAGTAACCAAAGAAGATGATGATGTTTATGGTTTTAGAGATTTACATACAGTAAAATCCCAAGTAAAACCTGTAGAAAACTATGCTAAAGAAATTTTAGGATTAGATGCTTATAAAGACATCTATTCTGGTTATAAATGGTTTTATAACTATTTTAATTATACCTTTTGATTAAAGATCAAAAGGTACATTACCAGAATTTACAATTTCGTTAAGTCTGTCAGTAGCAGTACTGTTTGTCCAATCTCCTGCTGCTGCATATTCATCAGCACCACTCCAAAGAACTACTGGAAGTGGAATACCCTGAACTCTTGCAACAATCTTATCTTGAAAGTTATCAACTATATTAATAATAACTAATTCATCAAGATCTACTGTTTGTGCTTCTTGTACTTTTATTGATATACTCATATATAAAATACTTATTTGTTTAATTTAAATTATTAATATTTTTCTATAAAAACAATATTATGTTGTTAAAATTTTTGATTGTGTAGAAGACTGATACCAATTTATAGCATCATATGAATATATTTTTATATTATTTGAACCATTTCCAACTATGGCAATAAACATACCATTTCCAAAAACAATAGAATCCCAATATTGGGTTGATGGTAAATTAACATTAAACCAATTAATACCATCATATGAAACAGCAGCTACACTTGTAGCATTTTGGTTGTATGAATTACCTGAAATAGCAATGAATTTTCCTTCGCCATAGCATACAAAATTATAAATACCACTAGGCATTGTAGACGCATTCCAATTAAGACCATCATAAGAATATGCACTAATTCCAGTTCCATCGTTAGTAACAGCCACAAATATACCATTCCCATAACAAACATAAGACCAATTTGCACTGGAGTTTGGTAATGGTTTAGAAGGCCATTGTTTACCGTTATATGAAAAACCAGCATTTGTTGAAAAACCAACTATCGTGGGATCACTAAGAATACTAACTATTATATTATTATCGGTTGCAAAATAGGCATATCCCATACCAGCATTTGTCCAATTTATAAGATCATTAGAGTAATATATACTGACTGTAGAACTAGAGTTATAACTAACACAATATGTATTATTGATATATGATATGTCATAATAATTTCTTATTGCTGGAAAAGTAAATGCTGTCCAATTGATACCATCTATTGATGATATCCCTGATAATGTATTACCACCTAGAGCAACAAATTGATTGTTTACATAAGAAACTTTTTTTGATGATATGCTTGGTGTAGTAACTTGATTCCAATTAAAACCATCATATGAATATGCAGCAACATTAGAACTTTCAGCAACTGCTACAAATTTATTATTACCATAAGTTATAGAACTCCATTGTTGATTTGAAGGTAAAGTACTAGTACTAGTATAATTTAATGATCTATAATTTAATATTTTTGACATCTTAATTACAAATTAGTAAACTCTGGTCACTTTTCTATAACTTCCTCTGAGAGGATAAATTCCTGCACTTCCTCCAGCAGAAACATAGATACCCAAAGTTACAGGAGTTGAACCAGTTTTTATGTATGTTTTAAGAACATCATATGATGATACAGGCCCAACTATAGCAGTACTGCCAGAACCTATAGGTAAGATATAACTATTATAGGAATCCGAAGCTGTAAAGTATCCATTTGATAAAGCCCCTCCTGTATATGGGTTACCATGCAAATAAGTTATGGTTGCTTGTGTAAAATTACCATTAGCAGATATTGCATAGGTTATATTACCAGTAGAACTTGATTTGTAGTTATAAAGTTGATATTCAATTTCGTATCTTGCATTTGCAAGCAAATAATCATATGTATTAGCAGTTACAAAGAATGAAGATAATGAATTTACGCCTATAGCAGTTGAATAATTTGAATTTATTTCATAATACTGAGGAACACCAAGTGCATATAGTGAACCACTTCCACTTAATCCAATATATGCACCATTTGCATAGTTTAATGAAATGGTATTAGGTCCATTTCCTTGATCATTAGATCCATAACCATCAGATAATACAGTTTGGTTTCCAGTAGAATAAACATTATTAGCACTTAAATTAGGAGTATAAAGACTTGTACCTGCTGTTATGCTACCACTAGCACTTAAACTACCAATACTTAAAGTACCTCCGATTGAAAAAGTACCTGCACTTAAATTAGGAGTATAAAGACTTGTACCTACAGTTAAATTACCAGTTGTTGAAAGGTTATTAACAATAGTATAGTTAGATACTTTTGTAACAATATTATTACCTATTGCATAGGTACAATTTCCACAAATTTGGTTACCTTGTCCACCTAATATTCCAGAATAATTTCCACAAATATAATTTTGGAAACCTCCAGCTATATTAGAATAATATCCGCCAATATCAATCTTATTACAAGAACCATTTAAAATGGAAGAATAGCAATCACATATGGTATTACAGCAGCCATTTCCTATTTTTGCATTATATCCTGTATTTGTTATAGTATTGCAAACGCCACCAAGGATTACTCCATAACAAGAAGTTCTATAAATTCTATTAGCACTTCCTGCACCAACAAAACTTAATTTTGCATAGTTTAAACTACTTGCTGCATTGACGATTGTTGAAAAATAATTAGAAGCGGTATTTGAACAACCTCCTCCAATAAAAGATAAACTATTACAAATTATATTATTACAATAACCATTTACGATTGAAGAATAACTATTACAGTTATCAATGCAATTATAAGCACCATTACCAATGAAACCATCACATGCAGTATTGTTTACACCACTACCAATAAAACCATATCCTGCTATATTTCTAGATCCTGCAACTATTGCACCTGATTGTATAGAGTTACAATAACCACTACCAATAAAACCATAAACACCCGAACCAGCACCAGATTGACAATTATTAAATCCTGCACCAATAAAAACACCAAATGCTGGACTGTTAATACAATTATTTTGTCCTGCACCAATAAAAGAGTTACAAGCATTATTAACAATGATATTACATCTTCCTGCTCCTATGAATGCATTTTCGCCACTATTTAAATTACTCAAACCATTAACAATTGTAGAATATTTTGAGGTAACGCAATTACCAGATCCAGATCCGATAAAGGACATATATCCAGTTGCATAGCTACTTGCACCATTTACGATAGTTGAGTATGCACCAGATGCTATATTGATATTACCATTTAATACTAATGAACTATTACCAGATGCAGTATTAGTTCCATAGCAAGAGAAAATAGCAGAAGTTGAACCATTAGTAGTATAAGCACTACTAATAGGAACAGACAATGCACATGCTATAACATTTATAAGTCCACTTCCATCACCATATAATTTATTACCACAGAGAGTTCCTGTTGAACAAATTGTACTACCACATATAGTACCAGATGTTGTAAAGGAAGAACCACAGATATTATTACCACAGAGAGTTCCAGTAGAACAAACTGTACCACCACAAACTGTACCA